GAAGAATACAACCTCAATGTCCAAGAAGTTGCAAACCTTTGCATGGAAAGAGGTTGGAGGTTCACTCCACGATTACATATCTCACTCTTTGGCAATGCCTGGGGAACTTAAATTATTTAAAACTTCTAAATACAAGTTAGAAGAATTAGATCATATTGATTGTACTAAAGATCCTGTAAGACCAGAACTGTCAGTAGCATTTAGAACCAGTGAAGGTAGAAAAATATATGGATTACGAGATCCAGAAGGTGATATATGTGCAATAATGTGTTTTGCATTTACTGATGAAGTTCCTACTACAGTTGAAGAAATGGACGCTATGAGTAAATCAGCAAAATTGTCAGCAGTCCATAAAGCAGGACAACAAGGTAGCATTGCAATCGCATATACTGTATGGGCAGTAAAACGTGGTGGTGGACGTAAAATTGTAAACGAAGTTTACAAAATGGTTAAGAAATCAAATAACTTAAATAGACTAGTAACACTCTCACCATTAACAGATATGGCACGTAAATTTCATTTAGCGAATGGTGCAAAAGAATTACAAGTAAATGAAACAAGCCAAAACTTCGAATATGATATAGAATTAGAAGAATGGGAAAAGTACTTGGAGAGAGCAAAACAATTATTTAAGAAAGCAGTATAATGTTTGATAAAATAAAAAAAGTATTAAAAGGCAAAGAGCCAGAAAAAAAGTCTAAAGCAAAACCTAAAAAATCTGAAAAGGAAATAGCAACTGAAAATGGTGAACCTTGGGTAAGTGTACTAAGTATGGAACTAGAAAAAGGTTCGCTTGATAGAGGAGCATTTGAACTAGATTGGAATGATCTATTTGTTGCTAAACTTGTACGTGCTGGATATCAAGGCAAAACAGACAATGATATTGTTGATAATTGGTTTCAAGATGTATGCCGTAACATTGTATTAGAAAGTTACGAAAAAGAACAAGCACAGAGTAATGTTGAAAACATAGACGATGCGAGGAAAGCATACAAATGATATACATAAATGGTGATAGTCATAGTGCAGGTGCAGAAATAGTAAATGACTATTGCTTTGCAGATGATGATGGAAGATTTATTGCATTAGGAAGAAGACCACATCCAGAAAATATACCTTATACATTTGGATATAAGTTAGCAAATGCTCTTAATCAACCATTTTGGTTAGATGCTGAAAGTGGAAGTAGTAATGATCGAATCATACGTACAACTAAAAAAGCAATTTCTGAAACTATAAACAAACAAAACATGTTTATAATTATAGGATGGTCTACTTTTGAAAGAGAAGAATGGCAGTATAAAGATGGATATCTACAAGTAAGTGTTGGTTGTAAATTACCAGAAGAACAAGAAAATTTTTTTCAGGATTGGGTACTGAACCAAACAGAAGAAGAACTAGACAAAAAAACAAAAATATGGCATGATAGAATTTATAATTTTCATTTAGAGCTACGAGAACAAAATATAAAACATTTATTCTTTAATACATATATGTATTTTGATAACATAAGAAATAAGTTAGATTGGAACAACCAGTTTATAAATCCATATAGTAAAGATGAAACATATTTTCAGTGGTGTAAAAACAACGGATTTAAAACAAAAAATAATAGTTATCATTATGGAGCTGATGCTCATAATGCATACTTTTTATACCTTTTAGATAAAATAAAAAGTCAATTTAATATAAAGACTGGGTTGACAGATATGCCTAAACGTAGTATATTAACTAAAGTTAAAGAGAAAATTATGAGGCAATAATGGCTACGTACTTGTTAGTAGATACTATGAATACATTTTTTCGTGCAAAACACGTTGTACGTGGAGACATAAGTGAAAAAGTTGGAATGGCACTACATGTTACACTAAATGCAATCAATAAATGTTATAAACAATTTGATGCTGATCATGTAGTATTTGCATTAGAAGGTAGAAGTTGGCGTAAAGACTTTTATAAACCTTATAAAGCAAATCGCAAAGCGACCCGTGATGCACTAACTCCCAAAGAAGCTGAAGAAGATGTTGCATTCTTTGAAGCATATGATGATTTCTTAAAGTTTATAAATGAACGTACTAATTGTAGTACTATCAAATGTGATATAGCAGAAGCAGATGATATTATTGCACGGTGGATTGCTAAACATCCAGATGATAACCATGTTATTGTAAGTAGTGATACAGACTTTGTACAGCTATTATCTGACAATGTACATCAATATAATGGCATTACAAAAGAAACTATAAAGTTAGATGGTGTATATGATGACAAAGGCAAGCCTGTTATAGATAAGAAAACAAAAGAGCATAAAGTGCCTGCCGCACCTGAATATCAATTGTTTAAGAAATGTATGCGAGGTGATAGTAGTGACAATGTGTTTAGTGCTTATCCCGGTGTAAGAGAAAAAGGCACTAAAAATAAGGTAGGCTTATTGGAAGCATATGCTGATAAGGATACCAAAGGATTTAATTGGAATAACTTGATGCTACAACGATGGACAGATCATAATGGTAAAGAACACCGTGTATTAGATGATTATGAACGTAACGTTACACTAGTGGACCTTACTGCACAACCTGAAGAAATACGTAATTATGTAGATGAAATAATAGATAACCATTTAAAAGCAAAAAATAAATCTATGGTAGGTGCACATTTTATGAAGTTCTGCGGCAAATGGGACATGCAACGTATAGCAGAAAATGCTACTCAGTTTGCAGAACTATTACAAAAGAACTACCCAGAAGGAGTAGATAATGCAATTTATAGCTAAGCCAGTTTTAGAAAATAAGTTTTGGATACTTGAAGATAATGGCCAAAAAGTTGGGACTATTCGTAGTAATGAAAATGGTGTAACACTCACAGTTGGTAATCAAAACCAAACATTTAAGGCATTGTCTGAACTAAAACAAAAAATTAAAGTAGACTTTACAGGTAAAGAAGTAACAAAAAAAGAAACAAAAGAATATGAAGTACATGGTTATGCATGTAAAACAAAACCTCATAATCCTATATATGATTTAAAACGTAAACTTCCGTTATATACAAAAACCAGTGATAGTCAGAGCTTTTTCTGTGCAGGGTATTATGTAATACATTGGGAGGATGGTAATCATAGTCCTGCCTATTGTCCTAAACTTATTACCCTAAGCAGATACACCTATGATGGTCCATTTAAGACAAAACTGGAAATGCAAGAAACACTAAGAAGAACAAATGGCTAAACCACAATTTCCCACATTAGATAGATTAGCACATGGTTGTATTAACCTAAAACGAGATAGTATGAACATAAATGCACAAGATGCTCGTGCTATTGCTAACGAATATACTAAACTACTAGAATATATTACAGAGCTACAGGATACTATTATTTCTATAAAAAACAATGATGTAATTACTGTAGAAATAGATAACGGCACATTCTAAAAATCATTAAGTACGTATATATCTTGCTAAATAATAGTAGCATATTATTAGTGAGATTATAATGAGTAGACCTAAACCTACTGTAATACTAGAAAAAGTAGAAAAAGAAACTTACAAATCTGAGCAAGTTTTAGCAAGTTCAGGTATATGGGCAGTATATTATGATAAAAAGCCTATTAACCTTAAAACATTCAATATGCTTATTAGTTATCCTGGGCCTAAGTATAAAAAAGTTTCATTTAGTAATCCAGGCCATGCAATAAATCTTTGTAAAAAACTAAACAAACAATTTGATACAGATAAGTTCACAGTTGTAATTTTAGACAAAGGTAAGCAAGTATACCCTTAAAATGCCTACCAAAGACGAGTATACAATAGCATTTAAAGAAAACGACCCAGATAGTAGTGATATAGATTTTCAAGATGCATACATTGTATGGTGGCAAAACCAAAGGCGTGATGGTGGTTTTAGATTAACTCAACAGGGGTGTATGCATTGCATAGATAAACTGGAACTTGAATACTTTGAAATAAAATTAGAGGATATACCAAATACACCTGGTTTCCTTTTAGACCTTGACAAATACATAAAAACACCTTATTATATAAAGATAGTTAGAAACATAATAAAAAGTATTGTATTGTTTGATAAGAAGACACACTTTACACTGACTATGTATAACAACGATTTTAAAAAATTTATAAATGCACACAAAATTTAAA